AATCTGATAGGCAGTTCCCTCTGCACACAGACGCTAGAATAAAAGGGATGGACAGAGTAACTGCTCAATTAAGGGCTGGCGTGGAACCCAGTAGCTTATTCTAATTTGGTCTTAAAGTGTTCATGGACGCACGACGGCTTGTCACGCCGTAAGAGTGGGGATCGTTACCCCCTAAGACCGCCAAGGCAATATACATACATATATTAAATTGTAAAAAAAGGTTTTAGATGAGTAAAATTCTTTTCATAAGGAAAGCTTCATTAGGTGATGTAATCTTAACGACTGGTGTTATAAGAGAATATTGCAAAATTAATAATTGTAAAGTTGATGTACATACCGATTCAGTAGATGTTTTTAAAAACAGTCCATATGTTGAAAATATTGTTAGAAATGCAGACAAATCAAAATATGAAAAAGTATTTGATTTGACTTTAGTTAGTGAAACTAATAGTAAACAACATTCAATAGATGCATACAGTGAATTTGTTTTTAATGAAATAAAAATGGATTCTAATCCAGAATTATTTGCTTTACCATCTGATGAAATGGAAAATCTTCCGGATAATTTTATTGCGATGCATCTTAGAAAACATTTTGGTGGTAAAAGCAGGAATCTTCCGTTCGACTTTTATGTTAAAGTTGTTAAAGGAATATTAGCTGAAAGTGATTTAAATATTGTTATTGTAGGTTCAAGTGGTGATATTACTGCTAGTGGTATTATTGATAATAATGATGGTCGACCAGACTCTCGTATTTTTGATAGAAGCAAATTGTCGTTACAACAAACCTATTGTGTAATTAATAAGGCCAAAGCTTTTGTTGGTGTTGATTCTTCACCTATGCATATAGCTTCGTGTACAAAAACACCAATATTATCTTTCTTTACACAGTCTAGTCACAAAATCAGAGAATCAAAATATAGAATAGGTTCAAAACATATTTCTATTGCTGCTGACATAGATTGTTATGGTTGTATTGAAACAGATTGGAATACTCCAAAAGAATGTCGTAGAGATGATTTTGAATGTGTAAATCGTTTTGATGCGGAAAATGTTGTTGAACAATTAAAAGAATTAATTAAGTTTATTCCCCAGTAGCACAGCGGTAGTTGCAGTTGACTGTTAATCAACGTGTCGGTGGTTCGATCCCATCCTGGGGAGCCAGTTTTAGGATAGTTACAGCAAACTTCAAGCTAAACTTTTGGTTGTCTAGCGACAAAAGCTATCCTGTTGTATTTTCTCGGTGTGGTGAAATGGTATCATCCGTGCTTTGGGAGCATGTGGCGCAAGTTCGATTCTTGCCACCGAGACCAGTAATACTCGCCTTGATTGATGGCGTATAATGAGACAAGTAATCAATCATTTTGGGCTGATGGTATAATTGGGAACACAGTGGCCTTGCAAGTCACAGTTGGGGGTTCGATTCCCCCTCGGTCCACCAAATTTTGGTTCAGTAGCATAGTGGCAGTGCAGCATCTTCATACGGTGCCTTGTGTGAGTTCGATTCTCACCTGAACCACCAGATTATGGGTCTTTAGCTCAGTGAACAGAGCACTTGGCTACGAACCAAGCGGTCGGGGGTTTGAATCCCTCAAGACCCTCCATAAATACCTCGGATAGTTAAATGGCATAACGGTCGGCTGATAACCGGCTATCACAAGTTCGATTCTTGTTCTGAGGACCAGTTTTTAGGATGCGTCCAGCAATTAAAAAAATTCAACTTGTAATTGAAAAATAAGCATCCTGTTGTTTTTAGAATCGTTTCAGCAACCAACTAGCGGATTAATACCCGCATCATAAGCTAGTGAGTTTCGAGTTCTCACTTAAATCAAAGAGTAGAAAGCGATTCTGTTGTTTAGTGTCTCGTTGGTGTAATGGTAGCACAAGAAACTCCAAATCTCTTGGCGGGAGTTCGATTCTCTCACGGGATACCAATTTTTTTAAAAAGGTGATTGATATGAAAAAGTTCGATATTCAAGAAGTCAAAACATTCCTTGCAAGTCAAGGACCAGATACGAAAGTATATTTGGGTGCTGACTCAGAACGTATCCGTGTAAACGGTGTATGGTATGCAGATTATGCTTTGGCTGTCGTAGTTCATATTGATGGCCGCCATGGTTGTAAAATATTTGGATACGTTGATAGAGAAATGGATTATGACCATAAGAAAAGTAAACCTGCTATGCGTCTGATGACAGAAGTATATAAGGTTTCAGAATTGTTCCAAAACTTGGCTGATGTGTTAGAAGATTTCCATGTTGAAGTTCATTTGGACTTGAACAAATCAGATGAACACGGAAGTTCTTGTGTTGTGCAACAAGCAATAGGCTATATCAAAGGTACATGTAACATGACACCAATGGTAAAACCAGATGCACCTGCTGCTAGTTTCTGTGCCGATAGATTGAAAAGAATCTTGGCCGAACAAGAAGCAGTGCATGTCTAACAGACCCCCAAAGTAATTAAGTTTACTTTGGGCAGTGCTTAGTGTAGTGGTCTGCACCTCTCGCTGTGACCGAGATAGTATGAGTTCGATCCTCATAGTGCTGCCCAAAGTAAATTTGCCTTGTTAACTCAGCGGTAGAGTGTCTCCCTTACAAGGAGAAGGTCGGCGGTTCGATCCCGTCACAAGGTACCAATATGCTGCTTTAGCTGATGTGGTCATAGCGCTGGTTTGAAGAACCAGTGAAAGAGGTTCGATCCCTCTAGGCAGCACCAATTATTATACCCAAGTGACGAAATTGGCAAACGTGTCTCTCTCAAAAGGAGAATTTTGTGGGTTCGAATCCCATCTTGGGTACCATGCTCTCATAGTATAATGGCATTACACATCCTTGGTAAGGATGAAACCCAAGTTCAATTCTTGGTGGGAGCACCAATATTTTTTATTTCATCTGGTACAAAAGGGTATTGCCTTGTTTCAAAGGATGGTGTAAAATCATTGCTGTTGGTGAATGATTTTGTTTCTTGATATGGTTCCAATTTGTTGGCCATATCATATAGGTCTTTTACATAATTTTTTTCCATAGAAGTATTTATTGCCCCGGTGACGGAATTGGTATACGTGTTTGCCTTAGAAGCAAAATTTTAGGAGTTCGAGTCTCCTCTGGGGCACCAAATTTCTGGCGTTCGTTCAATGGACAGGACAGCATTCTTCTAAAGTGCGAATGGGGGTTCGATTCCCTCACGCCGGGCCAATATGCGAGTATGGGGGAATAGGTAGACCCAGCAGACTTAAAATCTGCCGCCTTGTGCGTACCGGTTCGACTCCGGTTACTCGTACCAAATAACGCTTGACAAGTGATTGGAAAGCATATATAATACACATTGATGCGGGTATGGTGCTAGTGGTAACACAAGACCTTGCCAAGGTTTAGTTGTGGGTTCGATTCCCACTACCCGCTCCAAGTTTTTTGCCCTATTAGTATAATGGTATTACACCTGTTTTGTAATCAGGTTACGGCAGTTCGATTCTGTCATGGGGCACCAAATATTGTGGTATATTTACAACATACCACTTGACTACAACAAATTTTTGTGATACAATACTTGTATTGAATGATTGAAAAGGTTTTAGGTTAGTTACAGCATCAATTAATAACTGTAAATGTTGGGCTCACTATGGTAAATGCTGGAGGTTTCGACCTTTGAAGGTGTTTATTGAAATAGTCCTAACAAAGGTGAGTTTCGATATTCTCACTGTAATCAAAAAGTAGAAAACTAACCTGTTTATTTTAGGATACTGACAGCAAACAATTTTTCCGCTTTGAACGGAGAGGTTACAGGTTCGAATCCTGTTTTACGCTTCATGCGTGAATAGCACAATTGGTAGTGCGCTAAAAAAGTATCCTGTTGTTTTTTATTGAGGAGTAAGTTATGTCAACTTTTGTAAATGCCGTTGTAAATCAAGAAGCTCGTACCGCAAACGGTATGAAGGCTCGTAAGTCCACAGCTAATGCTGTTGTAGATTTATTCTACAATGCAGGTGCTTCCCGTGGCAAAGACATTGTGCCTGCTTTCGCAGCTGCAATGGCAGAAAACCGTGAATTAGCATTGCGTGTTGCCGCATGGCTTCGTGATGTTCGTGGCGGTGCTGGTGAACGTGAATTGTTCCGTTCAATCTTGCGTTATTTGGAAAAGAATGACGTAGAAGCCGCAAAAGCATTGTTGACAAAGGTTCCTGAATTGGGCCGTTGGGACGACATTTTTGTATTCAATTCTGACGTTATGAAGTCAGCAGCATTCACTATGTTGGGTGATGCGCTTCGTGCGAAGAATGGATTGGCTGCAAAGTGGGCTCCTCGCCAAGGTAAACTGGCGGCTGAAATCCGTCAGTTCTTTGGTATGTCTCCAAAGTTTTACCGTAAGTCTTTGGTTGAAATGACCAAAGTTGTTGAAACTAACATGTGTGCGAAAGACTGGGATTCCATCAATTTCTCACACGTACCTTCCGTAGCGGCATCCCGTTACAAGAAGGCTTTTAACCGTAACACTCCAACTTACGCAGCTTATGTTGCATCGTTGGTTAAGGGTGATAACCCTGAAGTTAAGGTTAATGCAGGTGCTGTGTTCCCATACGATGTGCTGAAAGGCCGTATCGGTGGTTACATGAAATTCGACAAGACCGAATTGGACTTGGTGCAAAAACAATGGGAGGCTTTGCCTAACTTTGTTGGTGACGCAAACATCTTACCTTTGGTGGATGTTTCTGGTTCAATGTCCTGCGCTGCAGGTGGTCATGGTTCCAAATCAGGTCTAACCTGTATGGAAGTTGCAGTCTCTTTGGGACTGTACTTGGCAGATAAGAATGAAGGCAAGTTCAAGGACACCTTCCTAACTTTTTCTGACAATCCAGAATTGTTGCACTTGAAAGGTAACATCAACCAAAAGATTGACCAAATGGTTAAATCTGATTGGGCTATGTCTACCAACCTACACAAGGCATTTGCAAAAATCCTTGATGTAGCCGTAAAAGGTGGCGTGCCACAAGAAGAAATGCCAGCAATGGTATTGATTCTGTCAGACATGCAATTTAACGCTTGCGTTAAGCATGATGACTCTGCTATGCAGATGATTGCACGTAAGTACAAAGAAGCGGGATACACTTTACCAAAGGTTGTATTCTGGAACTTGAATGCCGTATACGGCAACGCTCCAGTAAAGTTCGATACTTCTGGTACTGCATTGGTATCTGGTTTCTCACCAGCAGTCGTAAAACCACTGTTGGCGGGTGACTTAGAAACCTTTACACCAGAATCTGTGATGCTTAAAACCATCATGGATGACCGTTACAAAGTATTGTGATGGTATGTGGATTCGCAAGAGTCCACATTTTAAAGTACATTATGTGTATTTTAAAATGATGTATATATAGTTATGTGCGGGATTAGTTTAATGGCAAAACTAGAGATTTCCAATCTTTCGTCATCAGTTCGATTCTGATATCCCGCTCCATTTAATGCGGTCGTTATAGAACAGTTTAGGTGTCCAACTTAAGCAGTATGTGCGAATCATACAGGCCGCTCCATTTATTTTTGAGGTCATTATGAACATCACACCACTTGCAAATAAAATTGTTATCAAACGAATCGAAGGTTCTAAGAAAACAGAATCAGGCATCATTCTACAGAGAACAGATGAACCTGATAGAGCAGAAGTTATGGCCATCGGTCCTGATGTTGATGAAGTTTCTGTTGGTGATATTGTTCTTTTGGATTGGAATGCTGCAATGAAATCCGGCGACTACTATGTTGCCAAAATTGATGGTGTAGTTTTCGTATACGGAGAATAAAATGTCTGATGGTGGTAAAGGTTCTAACCCAAGACCATTTAGTGTTTCACAGGAAACATTTGGTGATAACTTTGATGCAATCTTTCGTAAGCCATCACCAAAAGAAATAGAAGAATCAAAAGCTGAAGAAGAAGAATTTCAGCGTATCGCAAAACAATTTGATAAACAGGTTATAATGCAGCCTGATTTTTCAGAATAAATATTATAGCGGATTGGTGAAATGGTATCACAGTGGGCTCATAATCCTCAGTTCCGGTTCGACTCCGAGGTCCGCAACCAATTACTCTCTATACATATTAGATAAGAATTCTGCCTCAGGAATTCTAGTTCTTGTATTCTTACTACCAAGAACAACCACAATTCTATTACCAATATTAGTGTCCAAGAATAATGTTATGCATCCACCAGATGCACTAATGTATCCTGTTTTGCTGACAACAATATTTTGGTGAGTGCCAATCAGTGGATTGGTATTACGAAAAACAAACCACTTGTTTTTAATTTCTATCTTTATTTCAGACTTACGACTAGCATATCTGATGTTGCCATAGAAACTGGCTTCTCTTGTAAGCTTGACCAGTTGTCTTGCTGTACTAACATTTCTTGCATCTAATCCAGTTGGTTCATACACAACTGTATTTGTCATTTCTAAACTTCTAATTTTCTGGTTCATTGCTTGTACACATTGATCCAGTCCACCAGGATAATGTTCACAAAGAGTTAGTGCAGCTCTATTATCACTGGCTGTTATTGTTAGATTTATCAATTCTAACCTAGTTAATTTTTGATTGTTTCTTGGCAACTTGTCGGCCAATTTTGTTGTCATCAATATTTTTTCATTTACATCTTGGTTTGCATCCAAGACAACCATAACAGTCAATAGTTTTGTTATACTAGCAATTGGTCGTACCACATCAATATTTTCACCATCAATAATATTACCCCGTATATCCGATATCAACCAGGATTTTGCGGTAATAGGTTTTGCTGAGACAACTTGTTGATTAAAAAGTAGGGTAAGAAATAACAAACAAGTAAAAATTTTGTGTAACAATCAAATACCTCATCAAAGTTTTGAATCATGGCGACTCAATTTGTGGCTTACAAGCCCTAGCATTATTAAATGAGGTTGTATATATGGATTTCTTTTCACCTTTTTGAGTGGTGGTAACCAAACATTTATATTCACAGACTTGTATTCCCTTTTCATTTGTAAAACTCTTTTCCAATCGACAATAGTTCTTATCGTTAATTGAAGATGCTTTTGTATATATGACAGCATCCGGCATAAAATTTATATTGATGGTTGGGTGAGTAACCATCAATGTTGCACTGGTAGTTAACAGTGTAAAGAGTAGTTTGTTTTTCATCTATAGTCTTTGGTATACCACCAAATAAAACTCAATATTGTAAATCCAATTAATATTAAAAATATATAAAATGAAAGTATAAATTTACCGAAACCAACTCTATCAAATACCCATTCCAAAAATGTGTACTTATTTTTCTTCATTTGGTATTATTAATTTTTTGTTCTGTTCGTGATTTTTTTCATCAAGATAACGAATCGCTTCGAATATTTTTTCGTTTCTTAATTTTCTTTCTTTTTCCAATTCTTTCTGGTAAGTTTTTTGTTCCAATTCTGGCCATCTTTGTTTTTTATCATAAGATAACCACATGAAAAAAACTGTCATCAATATTGCAAATAACAATATTCCAGCCACAAGGGATATTTCCAAAGACATTGTTTCCATTATCTTTTGTTTTTTTGCGGCTCTAATTGCATCTTCTTTTTCTTTTACTTTTCTAGCAACTTTTTGTTCTTCAATAATTTGCCCACGCATTTCTTGGAATCGTGTCCACAAATCTTTCAAATCTGCTGGCACATGGTAAATCATTTGTTCACGCAATTCAACTTCCATCTGCTCAAGTCTGGAACGAATTAGAACCCGTTGCAATGCTCTGCGACTTAGTGATACATCGCCCGTGTAAACTTCTTTTGCTTTCTTTTCTTCTTCATAGAACAATTCTTCAATCTTGTCCATAGCATCAAAGAATGTACCCAACTGGTCTCCAATGGTTGACATAATGTCATTTGGATCCTTTGATAGGTTTTCCTTTATTTCTTTTTTCTTTTGCTCAAACTGTTGCTTTTGTTCTTTTGTTGGAGGCTTGCTTTCGTGCTGTTTGTTGAATTGTTTATCCAAATCATCAAGCACACCCTTCACATCACCTGCGGCGCTCTTGATATCTTTGTAGAGTTGGCAACCTTTCTTTACAGCTGCCACAGCCCCATTTGCTAGGGCCAGGAGGGTTAACGGATCCATCTTTTATACCATATTTCTGTTGACTTTATAACAAAAAAATGATATACTACGACCTCAAAACACACTATATACTTATTTATATGGGTGTTCTTCTGTCCATCTAATACTTTATGAAGGCATTATTATGACTATAATTGTACTTAAGCTCATCACCCACGAAGAAATCCTAGGCGAAGTTAAATCCGAAACACCCTCAACATATACCATATGTAATCCAGTAGGAATCGCTGTGGTGCGTGGTCAGGACGGTCAACCGAATGTTGGTTTCGCACCTTTCCCTATGCACGCCAACCATGGCAAAAATTCAACTATTGACATTGATAAGAAGAATGTAGTATACTACTATGTTCCTGCTCAAGATTTTATCGACAACTACAATCAAATTTTTGGTTCGGGTATCATTCTTCCAAACAAACAAATACTCAAAGGTTAATGGCTAATTTCTACACAAATGTTCAATCCCTCGGCGGCAAGATTCTTTATCGTGGTGTCAAAGACGGTAAACGAATCAAACTAAAGATTGATTATGAACCACAATTGTACCTTCCTGCTCGCAAAGGTAATGGTACACACAAATCACTTGACGGCATAGACCTCGTACCAAAACGATTCGATGGCATCCGTGAAGCTCGTGATTATGTAAAACAATTCGAAGATGTTGCTGGCGGTACCAAAATCTATGGCAACACCAGATTCGAATATGCATTTATCGCAGAACAACATCCTGAAATGGTTGATTGGGATGTTGATAAAGTTTCCGTTGGCGTAGTTGATATTGAGGTTGGTTCAGAGAATGGTTTCCCTGACCCATATCTGGCCAACGAACCAATCACTGCAATTGCCATAACCTATCTAGGTGGTCACACTTATGTTATGGGTTGTGGTGACTACACCAATGACGATCCAGACAATGTAACCTATTGGAAGTGCAGAGATGAATGGTCTCTTTGCAAAAGGTTCTTGGAACTTTGGACTCGCATGACACCAGATATTATCACTGGTTGGAATACTAAGTTCTTTGATATTCCCTATCTCGTAAATCGTTTTCGTAAGATTCTTGGTGAAGATGATGCCAAGAAATTATCTCCGTGGAACTATATCACAGAACGCAAGACCATCATTAATGGTCGCCAACTGATTGCATATAGTTTTGTTGGTGTTGAATCTCTCGACTATATTGAATTGTACAAATGGTATGCGCCGGGTGGTAAGTCACAAGAATCGTATCGTTTGGACAACATTGCACAGGTAGAACTTGGTGAAGGTAAAATCTCATATGATGAATATGATAACCTTCATGCACTGTATCGCCTCAACTTCCAAAAGTTTATTGAATATAACATCAAAGATGTTAAACTTATTCTAAAGTTGGAAGATAAACTGAAGCTTTTGGAATTGGCATTGACCCTTGCATATGACACCAAATGTAACTATGAAGATGTGTTTGCACAAACACGTATGTGGGATTCACTGACATATTCATATCTATTGAATCGTGGTATCATTGTACCACCCCGTGAAGTGCAAGATAAAGATGCGGCATTTGAAGGTGCGTATGTTAAAGACCCACAAGTTGGTATGCATAATTGGGTTGCATCGTTTGACTTGAATAGTTTGTATCCTCATTTGATGATGCAGTACAACATTTCACCAGAAACACTAATTGAACCACAAGACTACACACAGGAAATGCGTGAGATTATTTCTCAAGGTGTGAGTGTCGATAAACTCTTGAAAAGACAAATTGACATTTCAAGTTTAGAAGGTGCAACAATTACACCTAACGGCCA